GAAGGGAAGGGTGGTTTCAGTGACCGAGAAGAAGAAGAAGAAGCAGCGGGCGGAGCCCAAGGAGAAGTTCTTCGACGCGAAGAACCCCGCCACGGGCGAGACGATCCGCGTTCACGAGGCGCGGGCCGATCGGCTGGCCGATCGCGGCTGGGATGTCGTCGAGGCGCCCACGAAGCGCAAGGGCAAGTCGAGCGGCAAGTCGCAGGCGACGGACTCCGGCGACGGCGAGGCGGGCGACGGCAAGCCGGAGCCCAAGGCGCCCAAGCCCGCGTGGGTCGCGTACGCGGCCACTCTCGGCATCTCGACCGACGAGATGACGAAGACGGAGATCGTCGAGGCTGTCAAGGCGGCGGAGGCCGCTTAGCCTGATGCTCCTCGCATCCGCTGACGAACTGGCCGCGCGCTTGCGCGTTGAATTCGACGCTACGGAGAAAGCTCAGGCAGAAAAACTGCTTGAGCTGGCGTCGGGTCTCGCGCAGCGCGCGGCTCGTCAGACCATCGCTCAGGTCGAAGATGACACGCTCACGCTCCGCGGCACCCGCGAGAGTGCTGTCCGGCTGCCGGAGCGGCCGATCACTTCGATCAAATCCGTCAAACTGGATGGCGAAGAAATCGGCGAAGACGAGTGGTACATCGACGGCGCCGACCTCGTACGGTCGCGCGGCCGGGTTGTCAATCTCGCCGAGAGTGAGACTGCGCAGTACGGCGGCTGGGGGCACCCGGAGGTAGAGCTTGAGATCGTCTACACGCACGGCTACGCGAGCGTGCCCGATGCGATCAAGGCGATCGTCATCGAGGCGGCGGCGCGCGTCTGGATCAACCCTGGCGCCGTGGAATCGGAGCAGTACGGCTCCGAGCGCACGTCCTATCGGACCACGGGGCTCGTGCTGACGAAGGATGAGAAACGCACGGTCCGTGAGACCGTGCGGCTCGGCGGGGAGTCGGTGTCGGTTCGATGAGCCTTTCCAGCTCGCGAGTCGGCTACCGGCACCGCGTCACGATCGAGCGCGATGCCAAGCTCGGATCGAAAGACGCCGATTGGGGCGGTCAGCAGACGCCGGAATGGAAAACGCATCTTGCATCGCTGCGGTGTCGCGCTTGGACGAACGGCGCGATGGAGCCCGTCAACGATCAGGCGACGGTGACGTACGAGGATCGACGGGTGAGCGTGCCGGTCGGGACCGATGTGACCGAGCGCGATCGAGTGGCCGACGTGAAAGATGCTCAGGGAAACGTGATCTTTGAGGGTCCCTCGAACATCGAGGGAGTGCTGCGGTATAGCGACCATGTAGAGCTGATGTTGGAGAGGATCAGATGAGGGCGCTGATGAAGTGGAACGGCGACGAGATCATCGCCAACCTCGACCGGGCTGCTCGCGAGGCGATCGACGAGACCACGGCGGCAGCCGCGGAGGATGCCAAGAGCAGCCACGCCTACAGCTCGCGCAGCGGACGCCTTGAGGGCGAGACCATCAGCGAGCCCGCCAAGGCGCAGGGAGACCGCGTGACGGGCAGTTTCGGCACTACGCAGGTTCGAGGGTTCTACGGACTGTTCGAGGAGCTGAAACGGCCGTTCCTGCGCCCGGCGGCTGACCGCCAGTTTCCCAAGCTGGCCGAGCGGATCAGGGAGAAGTCCTAATGGCCGGCGCAGAACCGCTCGCCGCGGTGCGGGCTTTCCTCCTCGCCGACGCCGACCTGGCGGCGATCGTCGGGACGCGGGTGTTCGTCGGCGAGCTGCCGGAGTCGGAGATCGAGCAGATGCCGCGGGCGACGGTGCAGCTCGAACCGGGCGGCGGCATGGGGAACGCGAATCAGCTCTACGGTGATCCGCGCATCGACTTCTACTGCTACGGAGACTCGCCGCGGGTTGCATGGCAGGTCTACCGAGCCCTTCACGCCGCGCTCAAGGATTTGCAGCGTGAAGTGTTCGCCGAAACCCTGCTCCATTGGGCGCGGGAGTCGGCGATGGGTGCTCTGGGTCGCGACCCGGAAAAGGACTGGCCCGTCACGCTCAATTCGTGGCAAGTGCGGGCCGCTGAAATCGCTGCCACGTAAAGGAGAATGGAATGAAGACTCTGAGGAATGATCTCCCCGGCCCGCTCGTGCCCGACAAGGGCATGAAGCCGGTTCCAGCGGGCGGGACGTTCGAGGTCGACGAGAAGCGCGCAGAAGCGCTGCTCACCGATCCGAACGTGAAGGTGAGCGCGGCGGTTCGGAAGTCATCGGGCCTGTCCAAGCTCAACAAGGGCGAGCTGATCGAGCTGGCCGCGGAGCGCGAGATCGAGGTCTCGGACTCCATGACCATCGCCGAGCTGATCGAGGCCATCGAGGCCGCGGAGTAGCGCTCGGCTCCACTCAAAGCCCGCGGCCATAGGCGAGGGGCAGAACGAAAGGAAGGCACTACATGCCGAAACCGCATGAGATCATCGCCTCTCCGCTGACGCTGTTCGTGGCGGTAGTGGAAACGGCGTTCCCGAAAATCGACGATTCCGAGGAAGCGTTCGCGGAAGGTTGGTTCAAGCTGGGAGCGCTGGGGGCGAAGAACTACACCGATGACGGTGTAACCGTCACTACCTCCCAGACCATCGAGACCTTCACGGGTGCCGGTGGCACGGCGCCGCGGAAGGCATTCCGCACGGAGGAGGGCTTGGCGATGCCCTTCACGCTCGTCGATCTCTCGCCGGAGCAGTTCGCGAAGGTGATGGACGAAGCGGAAATCACCACGGTCGCCGCCGCGGAAGGCGTCGCGGGCGAGAAATCGTTCTCGCTGCTCCGCGGCACGCAGGTCCAGCAGTATGCGCTCCTCGCTCGCGGGGAGTCCACGGTGGACAACGGACTGTTCAAACAGTACGAGTGGCCGACCGTGTTCCAGTCCGGCGATCCCTCGCCCGTCTACACGAAGGGTGAGCCTGCCGGGCTCGATGTCGAGTTCACCGCCTTGGAGGTCGAGGAGGACGAATTCGGCGACGTGCGGATCGGGACCGCTGCGGCGGAATAGCGATTCGGATGAGCGACGATCGCGCCACGGCCGCGGAGGCGCAGGCGATCGATCATGTACAGGGCGCGGTGGATTCGCTGAGGAAGTCAGCCTCAGCGAATTCCCGCGCCCTGTCTGCGTTGAAGGAAGCGCCGGACGCGGGGGCGTTGGCATCGGCCGCGGGCGATGTCAGGAAGGCCGCGGCGCACGATCGCAGGGCGCTACGCGCCGTGCGACAAGCGGAGGCGCAGGTCGAGGCGGACAGTCTCGGGATGCGCTTACACATCGAACAATCACACAGACCAGGAGGTCACAGTGAGTAACGAGCCAAGCAACGATTATCTCGACCTTACCGATCTCGCGCCCGATCGCGAGCAGGTTCTACTCGTCAAGGGTGGGCCGCTGCGCGATCTACTCGGGTGGGGGGAGATCGGGATGGAAGACCGCGCGAAGATAATGAAGTGCTTCGAGCGGATTCACAAGGTGACGCAGAAAAAGCGTCCGACCAAAAACGATCAGAAAAAACTTGAAGGTGACGAGCGGACCATCGTTCGCATCGTGGTTCCGACTGCGACGCCGGGCGAACTCAAGAAGCTGAACACCGATCAGCTCGACGCCTTTTCCACCCGTTTTCTCATAGCCTTCGACACGATGATCTCGCAGATGGCGAAGGCGATCGGGAGCGAGGCGGTGACGGAGCTGATTCAGGGTCGCAAGACCTCGGCGAGCTAATCGCCCGGCTCCAGTTCTCCTACGGCGCGTCTGACCCGCGGGTGTGGCTCCGGTTGCCGGAGCCCATCCTGCGGGCGATGTCGGCGATGCGCTCTCGCCTCGAAGCGGAGCGCACGCTTTCGATGTACGAAGCGTTCATGGCGGGCTCGGGGAAGGCGAAGAAGGCGGACGTGGCCCGGTGGGTCCGGAACATGCGCCGCATGGCCGATGTCGAGACCCGGCAGACGCACTCGCCCAAGACCGCTGAGGAGTGGTCGGCGCTCGGGATGCGTGTACACGATGAACGCGACAAGATCGGCGGCGGCGGTAAAAAGGGCAAAAAAGCCAAAGCGAAAAGCAAAGCGAAATCGAAAGGAAAGGGGGTGAAATAGAATGGGTGGAGAAAAGCTCGGCGAGGCGGTACTTGATCTGACCGCAGACAAAAGCTCCCTCGTCAAAACCGTAGCTGGCGCGAAGGCGCATACGGTGAAAGAAATGCTGTCCGGGGCGAAAGCCTCCAAGGCTGCGATGGTTGCCGGGATGGCGGCTGTCGGGGTGGCTGTCGGCGTCGGGCTTTACAAGGTCGGGAAGGAGTTCGACAAGGCGTATGACGCCATTCGCGTTGGCACCGGCAAGACCGGAGACGAGTTGGAGAGCCTGAAAGGGAGCTTCAAGAATGTCATCAAGGATGTCCCCGCTGACTTCGAGGAAGCGGGTCAAGCCATCGCCGACGTGAATACTCGGCTGGGGCTGACCGGCAAGCCGCTAGAGGAACGCACGAAGCAGTTCCTTGAGCTGAGTCGGATCACGGGGACGGACGTGAAGGGGAACATCGAGTCTGTCTCCAAGGCGTTCGTCGATTGGGAAGTGCCGGTGAAACGGCAGGGGAAGGTAATGGACGGGTTTTTCCGGCTGTCGCAGGAGTCCGGCATCTCAGTCGGCAAACTCGCCAGCAGCGTCCAGCAGTTCGGCTCGCCGCTCCGCCAGCTCGGGTTCGACCTCGATGAATCAGCGGCCATGTTCGCGACGTTCGAGAAAGCCGGAGTAAACACGGAGACGATGGTTCCCGGTCTCAAGATGGCGATCTCGAACCTGACCAAACCGACCTCCGTGCTCGGCGAGGAAATGGAGGAATTGGGGATCAAGACCGGCGAACCGAAAAAGGCGCTGCAACAGGTGATGGCGCTGATGAACGATAAGTCGATCTCCGATGTCGAGAAGACGAGCCTGGCGATGTCTGTATTCGGCAAACGGGCCGGAGCGGATATGGCGGAGGCGATCAAGCAGGGCCGGTTCGAGGTCTCCGATTACGTCGATGTCTTCCGCAACGGTAAGGACACGATCATCGGCGCGGGCGAAGACACGATGAGCCTGTCGGAGAAATTCAAGATTCTCCGGAATCGTGGCATGGTCGCGTTGGAGAAACCGGCGATGGCCGTGTTCGACGGGATGACGAAGATCGCGGATGTCGCGATCACGCTGACGGGACT